TAACCAGGTACTTATCTGAAGACTATTACTTCTGTAGATTAGCTGAAGAGTGTGGCTTTGAGATCTGGACTGATCTATCAACACCAATTACACACTTGGGTTCTACTGAATATCATGGTATGTTTATGACTCAACTAAACAAGAAATAATATGATTATATTTATTATTGGTTTAATAGCTGGAGTTGCTGTAGGCTACGCTTACAAAGATGAACTTAGCAAAGCTATTGAATCTATCAAAGCAATATTAAAAAAATAAATAGACTTGAAATATGTTGCGTTGCAACATATATATTTTTCATTAACTAATGGAGAATATAATGTTAAACTATACTGATATTAAAAACTACTGGACTAAGTTCTATGCAGATGCTTTTGAAGATGCAAAATCATTCTGGAAGAACTACGCAGATACAGTAGAAAAATTATATAAAAAATAAATAAATAATAGTTATAAAACAATAAGTTATAAAAAATAATTTTATTTACTTATTATTCAATTAACTTTATCTCGCACATGCCAAACCAACTAATAGGAGTTTGCATGGCAAAAAAGAAAAAATCTGCTGAAGACATCATCTACGAAATCAAAGATTTATTAGATGACTTGGAATTGGTTATCAACCCAGATGATAATGATGTATCATACGAAGATGATCTGGATGAAGATCTTGAAATAGATGATGACGAGGATGAAGAAGATTAAGTAATCCACATAGTATTGGTGGCAGCAATGCCACCTTTACTTATCCACATTAAATATAATTGATTGTATAATATTTTTTATATAATTAATTTATATATGCCACACAAAAATATAGAAGAATATAAAGCATATCAAAAAAAATATAATTTAATAAACAAAGAAAAATTGTTTAAAATTAAAAAAGAATATAGATTAAAAAATAAACAAAAAATAAAACAATATTATTTAACTAATAAAGATTATTTTAAAAAATTAAATCAATCAAAAAAATATAAAGAAACAAAAAAATTATATTGTTTAAATAATATAGAATTTATTAAAACAATTAACAAAAATTATTATTTAAATAATAAAGATAAGATAAAACAATATAGTAAAGATTATCGTTTAAAGAATCCAAATTTTAAAAAATCTCATTGTGCTAAAAGAAGAGCATTAAAATTAAAAGCTACTCCTAAGTTTGCTAATCTTGAAAAGATAAAAGAGATCTATAAAAACTGTCCCAAAGGTTATGTTGTTGATCATATAGTACCATTACAAGGTAAAATAGTTTGTGGATTACATGTTGAATGGAATCTTCAATATCTTACAAAGTCAGAGAACTCATCTAAATGTAATACATTTATTTGGTAATCTATATTTACTTATCCACATATTAAGATAGTTTGCACTAATGAAATTTTTATTAGTCTTTACTGTTTGCTCAATGGTTAATGGCAACTGCTTAGACACCATGAGTACAGGTAAGAAGTTTGATACCCTAAGAGATTGCACCATAGCTGGCTATGAGCTTATAGCAGAACAGAATAAGACATTCCCAATAGATCAGTTTGATAAAGTCAAACCATCCTTTAGTTTTGATTGCGTAGAAACCCCAGAGCAATCCATATAATTACAATCTATAATTGACTTTTGCATACCACTACATATAGTGGCTAAATGAAAAAGAAACACAAGACAGTATCAACGACATCTGTTCGTTTATCTGCACATGAGAAGTTATGTGCTGAACGAATGAGTACGCTTATCAAAACCATAGATGAGCTGCGTGGCGATGTTAAACAACTGCACTCAGATATGAATAAAGGAAAAGGCGTTATAGCTTTTCTTGTAATCATAGGTGCTTTAATAGGTTCTGTTCTTGCTATTCTTAAGTTTGTAAAATAACAACTAAAGGTTTACATTGCGAAAGGCAGACAAAGGCTTAGTCAGCGAAGCATTAGCACAAGCATACTTTGCTAAAGATCCTAATTTAATTGTATTCACAGCATTAGGTGGTGTTGGTCCAGTTGATCTTGTTACATACAATATTAAAACAAAAGAGTATTGCAACTATGACGTTAAGACTGTGTCATATAGAAAATCAAATACAAGATACGCACATAAAAAGAACGATAGAATAAATAGATCCCCATCTAAACTGCAGCAAGAAATGAATGTTAATATTGTATATGTTTATGAAGATGGTAAAGTAGTTGTTAAAGAAAATGTACGAACAATTAAAAAATAGAATTAAAGCTCACGAAGGTTTTGTAGCTAAGGTTTACCTTGACTCACTTGGTAAAGCCACCATTGGCTATGGTCATCTACTTACTGAAGAAGATGATTTTGTTGAAGGTGTTATCTATGACAAAGATATATTAGAAGAATTATTTGATAAAGATTTTAACAAGGCTGTGCAGGGTGCAGAAGAATTACTTGAGGATTATGTAGTAGCTCCTCTTGCAAAAGAAGTAATCATTGAGATGGTATTTCAATTAGGAAAGACTGGGGTATCTAAGTTTAAGAATATGTTTGCAGCCTTAAAAGAATATGATTATACAAGAGCGGCTGCAGAGATGTTAAACTCAGCGTGGTATAGACAAACACCAAGCAGATGCGAAGAGTTGTCAAACCTAATGAGAAAGTGTCAGGCATAAATGTTACAAATGTTAGGAGCAGTTGCACCTCTTGCTAAGATCTTATTTTCTACAATAGAAAAATCAGTACCTGATAAAGACTTACAAGCTAAATTAAAATCAGATTTACAAACACAATTACTACAATCTAATACACAAGAACTACAAGCAGCAGCTAAGATCATTGAGGCTGAAGCTAAGGCTGGTTGGTTTGCATCTAGCTGGCGACCCCTACTTATGTATGTGCTTATCTTTATTCTTGTATGGAATTATATATTTGGTCCAATCGTTAAATTCTTTTTTGGTGCAGCCATTACAATAGATCTACCAGGTGATGTCTGGACATTATTACAAATAGGATTAGGTGGATATGTTGTAGGAAGATCCGCAGAATCTGTTGCTAGAACTATAGCTAATAAACCCAAAGAGTAGTTATGAGTGATCTGAAGTTAAGTGATCAAACAAGCGTAGCTTTACCCATTAAAAATATTATAGGAATTGTATCTGCTATTATTGTAGCAGTGTGGGGTTACTTTGGAATTATTGAAAGACTTAATAAATTAGAAACCAATGAGAAGTTAATGGCACAAGATCTATTAAAGAAAGCAGAACAAACTCCTAAGAACCAAGAGATGTATATGTTGATTGAGTATCAAGCTAAAGCATTAGATAAACATTCAAAACAATTAGAAGAAAACGTACACACTAAAGTTTTAATTAATCAATTAGAAAAGAAAGTTGAGAAACTAGAGAAGCAATTAGATTCATTGAGAGGTAAGTAATGGGTGAAATAGTATTTGCTTTGCTTATGTTTCTTAATGGTAAGTTAGAAAACTATTCACCTAAAGCTAATCTTGCTGATTGCTTAGAACAGAAACGTAAAGTAGAACGTAATGGTACAACAGATGCTGTAAGAATGGAATGCAAAGAAGTTGAAGCGGTTGTAGAAACTGATAAGCATGGGGTAAAAAGGATTAAAGAAATTAAAGGAATTAAATAATGTCAGATCAAATCACTACAATGTTTGGACAATCTTATTCTAAGAAGAAACCTACATTACTTGCACAGCAAGGAGTCAAAGCAAAAGTAAAAATTAAAAATGGCAAAAAGAAATTTAGAAAATAAACATATAAGAAAACCACCTAAGAAAAGAAAAGGTAGGCACACAAAGAGAGTAAACAAAAGTAAAACTTACAAAGAATATGCTGGTCAAGGAAGAGTATAAATAATATGTGGGTCAAGGGAGAGTATAGTTTATGTTAAATGTCAAATGTATTTTTTGGTTAAGAAAAGGATTTTGTGCTTTACTAAAACAGTGTAAATGCTTTAAGATAAATGAGGATGACTACAACCCTTTTAGAGAGAAATTATAATGGTTAAAAAAATGTATCAAAATCCAAGCGGAGGTTTAAACGAAGCTGGTCGTGCTTACTACAAACGTACAGAAGGTTCTAATTTGAAGTCGCCAGTTAAGAGTGGAGTGAACCCAAGACGAGTTTCTTTTGCTGCAAGATTTGGTGGCATGAAAGGATCATTGCTTTCTAAATCTGGCAAGCCAACAAGATTAAAGCTAGCACTCAAAGCATGGGGTTTCGGATCTAAAGAAGCTGCGAGAAACTTTGCGGCAAGGCATAAAAAGAA